TCGCTGTTTGGTTTGTTGATTGTGCTGTACAGAATATTTTATCTCTATAAATTATATCCGCAGCACTTACAACCCCTTGACCGTTGTATACTTTTAAATCGTAAAACCTCCCCTCTATTAAATTAAAGACACTTGATAGTTGTATGTAATTACCAGTATTAACACCTGTAACCAATAATGTGTTTACGTTATTTGTGCTGTCGTCTCTTAAAGTTAAGGTAACAGACGTAGCGTAAACTCTAGGAATTATGTTAATTATTTGCGTAGTCGATACAGGTAACAAATGCTTCATAGTTATATAATAATAAAAAGTACTTAATTTATTTATTTACCGTTTAATTTGTGTATTTAAAAAATTATGTTTATTTTTGCTTTAAATTATATAAATAAAATGGAAGAAATACACGAAGAAATTAAAGAAGCGATAAAAGGTTTAGACTCTTGGAAACATAGATACCCTAAAATGGAAACGCAAGACGTTATAGATATGCTAAAACGTTTAAACGAAAATGTTAAATTAACTTTAACCGATGTTGGAATTACGTTAACAGAGCGAATAGTTAAACCAGAAAAACACATTTTAGATAATGAAGGAAAGCGAATAAGAATAGAAAAGCCACCATTTAATTAATGCCAACTAGTTATAAATAAACAAAATGTATTACAAAAAAAAGGACAACCGATTAAGATTATCCTTTTAGAAATAAGAAAATAAATTATGTTATGCGTTTGGGTCTATCATAGTAGCGTCTACTTGTGCAGTAATAACCGTAGATAATACAAAGTATGCAGGAGCTTTTTCTTGCCCCTCTAATACTAAAGTAAATCCACTTAAATCTCCCATAGCAGCACCTGTAACAATAGTACCACCAGTTACTTCTGCACCATTTTCATAACCAACTAAAAAGAAATTACCGTTATAATCTTCAACCGCTACGTGTGGTCTTGAAACTGATAATAATTTAATCTCTTCTTGTGTTGCTTTGTCTAAAATTGGCAAAGTAATGTTTAAATTTTGCGTGTAAAATGTAGTTCCGTTTTCACGTGAACTCGTAATTGTGTTTTCTAAAGTTGATGCTCCTTTGATTTCGTATTTAAACCAATCTGGTGTACCAGCTAAAACTGTAATTTCTCCTGCAACGATTGTAGCAGCTCCCAAAGTTCCGTAGTCAGCAAAGTAAATGTTTTTTAAACCACCTACGCTAGACTTACATCCTAAACTTCTTCCCGTTGTTAATAAACAAGCCATTTGTTTTATGTTTTAGTTATTAAAAAAAGGGTAAGTAGACAAACCACCTACCCTCTTTATAATTGTTATTAATTAATTTTATAGTGCTAAACCGTAAGAAACGATATCTTGAACTATTCCATAGTTTACTGCTGCCGTATAACGAGCGATAAATCTAAAGTTTTGCGAACCGTCTAAGTCTGCCATGTCTAAAGTTTTAACTTCGTTTAAGTCGTTTAACAATCCAGTTGCAAAAAACAAGTTTGATTTTGTTGTTGCAATCATTCTGTTTGATGGTAAACCATTTACTGGTACAACTTTAATTCCGTCAAATTGTGTTAAGTTGATGTCTTGGTTGTTACCTTTTCCATCGAATCCGCTACCTCCTAATCCGTTTGCTCCAAATCCTCCTAAAGCTCTCTTGTAAGCTCTAAATACATTGTTTGCAACGTATACATATAAACCTTCGTCTTGTAGTAATTGTTCAGAAACAGCATCTACAACTGAGCCTATTTCCGCAACTACATTTGCAGGAGTAATTGCCTCACCAACAATTTTCTTTGCTCCTGTATGTGCTGCATCTGCTAATAATAATGTTTGTATACCATCGAACTCACCTGCTCCGTCTGTACCGCTCCAGATATCAACTTCTGTCTTAGCAGCAATCTTAGCAGAAATCTGCCCGATTACGTAATCTGCGAAAGTCTTTGGTACATTGTCAAATGCTGAATAACCCATAGAAATTGCATCCCAGTCAGAACGAAAAGAAGTCTTACAAATCTCTAAATTTACTTGTAAAGATTTAGGTTGAATTGAACGTTCAGTAGTTGTAATAGTAGAAGTGTCTGCGAAATCACAAGTAGCATTAGCTACGATAGAATCAATTTCTAATCTTCTTAAAACTTCTTTAAATTTTACATTTGGTTTAACCTCGATTAATCCATTTGCGATTGTGTTACCAGATAATAACATTGCAGAAATATAACCTGCTGCTGCTTCACCTGCGTACGAACTTGTAATTGATACTGTTGTAGCCATTTTATTTTTTATTTATGGTATTAAATACTCTATTTTGAATTGTGTTTTGTGCTTTTTGTGCGTAAAGGTGTAGTTCTTTTTTAGCTGTTGCGTTTTCTGGATTGTGAGTGATTCCCTCTACTTCATCCTGTTTAGATAATTCTACAACTTCTTTTACTTCTACAACCTCTTCAACTTCTTTAGAAAGTTTTAACTCGCTAATTTCGTTTCTTAGTTTTTCTATTTCTGAGAAGAACATTTCCTCACTAATAGATTTAACTATTTTTTTAGGCTTAGCATCTTCTGTTGCAAGTTCTTCTTCTTCTACAACCTCCTCTGCTGGTGCTTCTTCTTCTGCTGATGCCTCACCGATTTCTGCAATGATTCCTTCTTCAACAACTTTCATTGCCATTCCGTCCTCCATTACATACTCTCCAATTGGTACTGCAACACGCTCCTCGTCAGCAACTACAAAAACTTCTGCACCTACTTCGAAAGATTCAGCTTCTACAACCGCCCCGTTGTCAAGTTTCATCTGCTCTAACTTTACTTCTAATCCAAGTAAGGTTTTAACTTTGTTAATAATCTTTTTTTCTGTGTTCATAATTATATAATAAAATTTAGTTATTATTTTGTATTTTGGTCTTTAATTTAAAAGGTACTAGGTATTAATTTGTAGTATGTTCTTACTTTTATTGTACCGTCTCCACCTGTAATTGCAACACTAGATGATAACTTAACACTTGCTGCGTCGTTTGGTATATTATTATTAACACCATTAGCTATGTATAAATAATTTTCAGAGCCATCAAAAATTGGTGTACCTGTAACTGAGACACCCTTAACACCACCTACATAATAGTCAGCAGATAAAAAAATAGAACTACTACTCTGAATATACCCAGTAGTTCCGAAAGAGTATTTTAAAAATATTTCTTCAATAATATACCTATTACCATTAACAGGTTGTGTTATTAAATCAACAGGTGTATTATTTAAAGCTAATATTTGAGCCGATGTAAGCTCTACATCTACATATAAAGTTGGTACTAAATCTGTACTTAATATTCTACTCGTAACTCCATCCTGTACTATTGGCAAAACTGATGTTGCGTTTGCTTGCGTTACTTGTGGAAACTGTGATATTTTTGTTACTGCCATTATACTAATATGTTATAATTATTTTCTTGATTAATTACCTCTCCATTTTCTTGTCCTATAATATCTAAAGCGTATATCCTACCTATGCCTTGCTTCCAATAATCGGGAGCGTCACAGTTTTTAACCATGTCATCTTGTGCGCATTTTATCGAATAAGTATTTAAACATTTACAGTAAACCGCTCTCATTATTTTAATAGGTCTATTAGGTCGTTGATAATTCTGTCAGTCTCTGAAAGTTCTTGCGGCTTCTCTAATTTGTCAGCGAAATAACCCTCGATACTAAAACCTTTTACCTTACCTTCTTTAGCCATATTATAAACTTCATCGTTGTCGCATTTAACAGCGCCCATCCAAGTTCCCACAGGTACGTCTAAACCATATAAAGCTGTCTTATCTTTTTCTTTATCTTCTACAATCCAAGACTCTACTAAAGTTAAACCTTTTAATTGTGATTGATGCTCTAGTGTAGAATTAGATTGGTTACCATTTTGTAAATACATTTGCGATGCCTTAGCGACCGTTTCTTTTGAAAAGAATATATGATACTCTTCTTCGCCAGACTTACGGTAAATAGGTTTGTTAGGTATTAATAAAGCACCCATTAATAAACGCTTCTCTTTACTTATCTCAGCAAGTTGAATACCTTGTTTATTTAATACGTAAAAGTCAGATTCTATTGCAGGGTTTTCCACGACAGAAATTGCTTCTACTCCTATCGCTTCGTCGTCGTCTAAAATTAATTCTATTAGTTTCATAATTATATAATAAAATTATTTAATATTTTTGCATTATTATCAAATAAAATTTGTATATTTGTATTCTATTCAGTAATTAAGTTTTAGCCCTAGGAAGCAAGATTTAAAAAATTACCCCAACTTTAACCCACCTTAATTAGGTGGGTTTTTTTATAAAGATGCTCCTGTAACTATATTCCTATCCATTTCTTGGCCCGTTGTTACATCACTAGATACTACATAAGCTCTTGTAGGTTGTTGTGACTGTCCACCGATAGCACTTGCTAGTTGGTCTGTACCGCTTTGACCCACTACGTTAAACGATGGGGGTATTGATGGTGCTGATGCTCCTCTAGGACTACCACCTCCATTCATTCCGCCAGACGGGGCAGAACCACCACCTTTTAATCTACCTAAACCTTTTGATGTTGCCGCTATATTTGCTGCAATACTAATACCTGCACTAACATTATTAATCGACCTTTCGGCTGCTGCTAAAGCTAAGCCACCTGGCAGTAAAGCATATTTTAATGTTGCCGCAGAGTTTGCAGCTTGTGTATTAATTACAGTTTTAGCAATACCTACTGCACTTTCTCCAATTAATGCAACTGCTTGTAATGCTCTATTCTTACCTGCTAACTGACCAAGTAAAGCAAATCCTCTTGATACGTTATTTAGATTGGCTCTCCTTATACCTTCTTTAGCGTTTGCGACTTCTCTTTCAATTCTTATCTCTTCCGCTGCGTTTTCTTTTACTTTTAAAATTCTTAAATCTTCTGCCTCTTGAAGTTCTTTTTTTCTT